ATTTAGTGCTGCAGGAGATCTCAGTTACAATAGTTCTACTGGTGAATTTAGTTATACAGATAGTGATCGATCAGCTTCATCAATTAAAGGATTGTTTAGTGCAGGAACAGGTGTAACATATAATTCTACAACTGGTGCAATATCAATTGGTCAAGATGTAGCAACATCTGCTACTCCGACATTTACTGGATTAACCATTACAGATAAATTCTTTACTTCTGATAGTGGTGCAACAATTGTTGGTAATGGTGAAATTACTGGTAACTTACTTGTACGTGGTACAACTACAACAATTAATTCAGAGACACTTACAGTTAATGATAATATCATTGTACTCAATAACAATGTAACAGGTACACCAACAGAAAATGCTGGTATCGAAGTAGAACGTGGCACATCAGCCAATAAGTCTATTTTATGGAATGAAACTGCAGATAAATGGTACATTGAATCTGATGGTAATGGTAGTCTTGTAACAGGATTATTAGAAGCTGATAGTGCAACTGTCGGTGGTGCTCCAGTACTTACAGATGCTGATACATCATTCATTCGAGGTTTAGTATCAGCTACTGGTTCATTGAGTTATGATAATTCAACTGGTGTAATTAGTTACACAGACTCAGATAGATCTAGATCTCAAATACTCGGTTTAATACAAGCAGGAAGTGGTCTAAATTGGAGTGCAGACAGTGGTCTTATGACACTTACTGGATATGCATATGATCGATATGAATATTTTGTTACTGGTTTAGGTACTACTACATTCCTAGATTCAGATATCGATGGCAAGGTACTTAGCTATAATACACTTGCTACATTTGTAACACTTAACGGTATTATATTAGATCCTTCAGACTACACTGCGTCAAATGGTACAAGTGTTGTACTTGGACAAGCTGCTGATTCTGGTGATACTCTTGCAGTATATGCATTTAATGTTAATGGTGTATCAGATACAGTATCTGCATCAAATGGTGGTACATTCCAAAACAATGTAACTGTACAGGGAAATCTTACTGCTACCTCACTCATAGGTGGTGGTACTGGTATCACAAGTCTAACTGGTCAAGTTGTGATAGATGCTCTACTAACTGTAGATTCAAATGGTTCTGGACTAAATGCTGATACGCTTGATGGACAACAAGGAACATATTATAGGATAAATGTATACGACGCATCCGGCACATTATTGAACTAGGAGATTAAATGACACGTGCTCGTGAAATAGCAGATTTAGCAGGATTAGTAAATGCCGATAGCGCAAGTATTGCATGGGATACTTCTACTTTATATATCGATGCAATCAATAATCGTATTGGTATAGGTACAACAACACCTGCAATATCTCTTGATATAAGTTCTAATACAGACGCATTACACATTCCAAGTGGTACTACACAACAAAGACCTTCTGGCTCAAATGGTATGTTTAGATACAATACTACTGATGCTCAATTTGAAGGTTACGCAGATGGAGCATGGGGAGCAATTGCTGGAAGTGGTGGTGGTAGTTCCGCAATGCAAACAAATCACTTCACTGGCAATGACAGTGCTACTGCATTTACTCTTGGATCGAGTGTATCTTCTGAAGACGATTTAATTGTTTTTATTGAAGGTATCTATCAAAATAAAGCAGACTATATAGCAAGTGGAACAACTCTTACTCTTGATGTTGCTCCTGCTAGTGGAAGAAAAATAGTTGCTCATCATATTCGAGCTGGAATTTCGGGTAGTAATTTAGTACAAAATTCATTTTCAGGTAATGGATCAACAACAGATTTTACTCTTTCACTTAATCCAGTAAGCGAAAATAATACACAAGTTTTTATTGATGGACTATATCAGCAGAAGAATGCATATAGTACATCAGGTACTACACTAAGTTTTAGTGAAGCTCCTCCAAATGGTAGTACAATTGAAGTTATGTTATTTACACAAACAGATATTAATACTGCTACAATTGTACAAGATGCAGATAAAGATACAAAAATACAAGTAGAAGAAAGTTCAGACGAAGATATCATAAGATTCGATACTGCTGGTACTGAGAGAATGGTGATTAATAGTAGCGGTAATGTTGGGATTGGTACGAGTTCACCTGATGTATTTAGTCGTGGCTATTCAGGAACAACTGTCGGCATAAGTTCTGCATCTGGTGAATCTGCTTTCATGATTAATTCTAGCGGAACTAATGTTGCAGCTTTGGAGATTGGTAGAGCAGGAGCTAGAGAAACGCTAATTTATGATACTAGCACAACTACACAAATAGGCTCTGTAACTTCTAAACCTGTTTTGTTTACTACAGGTGGCACAGAACGCTTGAGGATAGACTCATCAGGCAACTTGCTGGTGGGTAAGACTAGTGCTGACGATACAACTGCGGGTGTGCGTGTCAACGGACCTTTTGGTTTTATATCAGCGGTGCGTGATGGTAATTTACCTCTATTGTTAAACCGCTTAACCTCTGATGGGACTATCGTTGACTTCCGCAAAGACGGCACATCAGTTGGAAGTATTGGTACTCAAGGTGGTCGTTTAACAATTGGAGATGGGGATACTGGTCTTAGATTTGCAGATGATTTTGATAATATACAACCATTTAATGTGTCAACTAATGCTATAAGAGACAATGCAATTGACCTAGGAAGTACTGCTGGTAGATTTGACGATATCTTCGCTACTAACGGAACTATCCAAACCTCTGACAGAAATGAAAAACAAGATGAAGCAGACCTATCAGATGCAGAGACTAGAGTCGCTGTTGTTGCTAAAGGTTTGCTGAAGAAGTTCAGATGGAAGTCTGCTGTTGAAGAAAAAGGTGATGAAGCCAGAGTACACTTTGGTATCATCGCTCAAGACTTACAAGATGCTTTTACTGCTGAAGGTTTAGATGCAAGTGATTACGCTATGTTTATCAGTAGCACTTGGACAGATGAAGAAACAGGCGAAGAAAGAACTAGGTTAGGTGTTCGTTACAGTGAACTCCTAGCATTTATTATTGCAGGAATATAGGAGAAATAACATGGCAACATGGACAATAAGTCAAATGGAAAGAAATGCTAGTGATGGTGGTGTAACTGTCGTTCATTGGCGTGTAAGTGCAACAAGTGGTGAGCATAGCGCATCAAACTATGGCACAGTAGGATTTAGTCCTGACGCATCGGCTGATGGCTTCGTAGGCTTTGATAGCTTAGATGAAGCAACAGTCTTAGCATGGGTACATAGACACGAGAGCATTGATAAAGATGCTATTGAAGCAGGGCTACAATCACAACTAGACGAATTAGCAAATCCAACATCTATCGCTGGATTGGCTTGGTAATAAACTTTAACTAGGAGATAAACATGGCAAAAAACGAAAAAAACACCATCACTATCGATAACGTAGAATACAATGTAGACGAGTTATCAAACGAACAAAAAATAATCGTCAATCATTTGTTAGACTTAGACCGCAAGATTGGAAGCTCGCAATTTAATCTTGACCAGCTTCAAGTCGGTAAAAATGCTTTTATGCAATTATTTAAAAATACATTAAACACAGAGGAAAATACAGATGGAGATAATTCTAGCGATAGTTAATTTTGTTCCTGACATTGTAATGGTAGCAAGCATTATTTGCGCTATGACACCTACACCTAAAGATGATGAATTGCTCTCAAAGGCTTATAAAATATTAGAAGCATTAGCTCTTAATATTGGTAAAGCTAAAATGGGCGGTAAGTAAGCTCTACTTACATGGCTTACGTTCCTCTAGATATAAAAGCAGGAATCTATCGTAACGGTACAGACCTTCAATCGATGAATCGTTGGCGGGATGCTAACTTAGTACGATGGACAGATGGCACAATGAGACCTGTCAAGGGATGGCAGGTCAAGAGCCAAACTGCATCTTCTGCCTCTATTCGAGGAATGCTTGCATGGGTAGACAACTCAGATAACCGATACATTGCAGGTGGTTCATACGAAAAACTTTATGTATGGAATCAGGGTGGCGTAAGATACGACATCACACCAACAGGATTTACTGCGGGTCAAGAAGATTCTCCTGTGAGCTCTGGCTTTGGTACAGGATTGTACGGAATTGATTATTACGGTACACCAAGAGTCGATGACTCTAGTCCTGTCCTAGCAACCACATGGGCATTAGACAACTGGGGAGAATACTTAGTCGGATGTACCTTAGATGACGGTAAAATCTATGAATGGCAACTCAACACAGGTGTCGTAGCAGCACAAGTCAGCAACGCTCCTGTTGATAATCGTTCTATTATCGTCACAGAGGAAAGGTTCTTATTTGCTCTCGGAGCAGGTGGCAATCCTAGACTCGTAAAATGGTCAGACAGAGAAGATAACACCACATGGACACCAGCAGCTACTAATGAAGCAGGTGACTTAGAGTTACAAACATCAGGTGAGATTATGTGCGCTACTCGTGTCAGAGGGCAAACGCTTATCCTCACAACGGTAGACGCTCATGCTGCTGTCTATCAAGGACCTCCGTATGTATACGGTATCGAAAAAGTAGGAAACTCTTGCGGTATTGCTTCACAAAAAGCTGTTGCATCAACAGACTTAGGCGCAGTATGGATGGGCAAACGTTCATTCTTTATCTACTCAGGCGGTCAAGTATCAAAACTACCAAGTGATGTCAGTGATTACGTCTTTAGTGATATTAATGAAAACCAAATCAGTAAAGTATGGGCAACCACTAACGCAAGATACGGTGAGGTCTGGTGGTTCTATCCTTCAGGCGCATCTAATGAATGCAATAGATACGTTACCTTTAACTTTATAGAAAACACATGGTCCATTGGTGAACTTGATAGGACATCAGGTGTAGACCATGGCGCATTTAGAACGCCACTATGGGCATCAGCAAGCGATAATCATATTTATGAGCATGAAATTGGTTATAACTATGATTCATTGACACCTTTTGCTGAGTCAGGACCAATTATGATAAGCACAGGAGAAAACGTTGCGTCAGTCGTTCAAATGATACCTGATGAAAGAACTCAGGGCGATGTAACAGCAACATTTAAAACAAGATTTCATCCAAACGATACCGAAAGAGAGTACGGTCCATTTACCATGAGCAATCCTACCAGTTTGCGTTTTACAGGCAGACAACTTCGCATGAAAGTAACAGGTTCAAGATTGCAGGACTGGAGAGTAGGTATTAACAGATTAGATATTATTGCAGGTGGTAGACGTTGAATGAAAAGCCACCTCAGGTCGTTGGTAGTGCATGGGAGACTTGGGCAACCCGTCTCAATAGCTATCTAACACGAGTAAGAAACAAACTACAACATAAAACAGAAAACGAATCGGCTGCCGATGACGGCATACTGTTATGGGATAGAGAAAACAAATACCCAGTCGTTTCTAGGGACGGCGTTTATAAACAAATAATACTTGAGGATGGTCATGCATATTTATCTCGCTCTACTGATGTCACAGCTGCTTCTGCTAACACTGCTTACGCAATACAATACGACACACCAACAAACGCTGTCGGCATATCTCTTGATGGTACGGATGCGACTAAGATTGTATTTGCTGAAGCTGGAGAATATTTACTTAACTATTCGGCTCAGATGTCAACATCGACATCAAGCTCAGTAAACTTTTATTTTTGGGCTAGAATCAATGGAACAGATGTAGCAAAATCAACAATGTTCAATTCATTAAAACAAAATAGCACTACCCTCGTAGTATCAAGAAGTGTTATATTGGAACTAGAAGCTAACGATTACATTCAAGCTATGTGGGCAGTAGACGACACAACAGGAATATTAGATGCAACAGCAGCAACAGCATTCGCACCAGCCTCGCCAGCAACTACATTATCAATCGCACGAATACATGGCTAAAGAGTTTATACGCTGTCAAAAGTGGATTGAAGATGCTTTAAAACATTCTGGTGGTACACACGAAACTATTGATGTATTTCATGCTATACTAGAGGGTAGAATGCAACTGTGGGCAGGAAAAGACGGATGTGCAGTTACTGAACTCTTAGTATACCCACGAAAGAAAGTGTTGCATGTATTTTTAGCTGGTGGAAAGATGGAGCAAATCATCGACTTCCAAAAGGACGCTATAGAATGGGCTAAACAGCAAGGATGCACTGCCATGTCAATCGCTGGCAGGATGGGATGGAAAAAGGTTCTGTCCGAGCATGGCTGGAAGCCTAAATTTTTAACATTAACTAACGAGTTTTAATTATGTCAGGCGGAAAAGGCGGTGAACAAACTACCACAGTAGATGTCCCTCAGTGGGTCGAAGACGCAGCTAGAGCTAACCTTGCAATGGGTGAAAGGGTTGCTGGTATTGGCTATATGCCATACTACGGACCAGATGTAGCAGCATTTAGCCCTATGCAAACAGCTGCTATGCAAAATACAGCAAATTTAGCATCAGCATTTGGAATGCAAGCTCCTGCCGATGTAACAGCAGGTATGCCACAAGCACAACAGTTTGCAGGTGGATTAATGGGATATTCTTCACAACCATTGTTTGCTGAAGCTACACAAAGGCTTATGGAAGAAAGACCACGCCAATACGCTCAATATTCAGGCTTATATCCTAATATTGAACCTTATGGTATTCCATCACAAGAAGTATTATCACCTGTAACGGGTGAAACAACGGCTAGAGGATTTGGCAGTATGACTGACTATAATCCTATTACATATCCAATAGCTCCGCCAAGAAATCCTACTATTGACCAATACGGAACAATTAATTACGACCCAGCAAATAGAGACCCGTCATGGTTTACTGAAGAAGAGTTTGTTCCAAATAATATTTATAATAAAGGAAGGAACGCAAAAAAACCAACCACAACGCCAGCTCCAACAACAGCAGCACAACCTGCTCCATCTTTAACACCAAGAACAGATGCAGAAATTAACGAATTAATTAATCAAGGATTGTCTAAGTATCAACCAACATTACCTGATTTATCAGGTTATGCAAGATTATCAGATATTCCAGCTCCGCAAGCACTTCCAGATGTATCGAAATTTACAACACTAGAAGATGTGAATAGGGCTATTGCAGGTATTCCACCCGCACCAGTATTTGATATTAATCCTTTGCAAGAAAGATTAACTGCATTGGAAAACAGACCTATGCAATCTATACCAGATGTGTCAGGTTTTGCAACACAAGTAGACATCAATAGAGCTATAGCGGGTATTCCACAGCCTGTTATGCCAACAATGGAAGGTCTTGTCACTCAAGAACAATTAAACAGAGCATTGGCAGGTTTGTCAGCTCCAGTATCAATTCCAAACTTAGGCATTGGTGGAATGCCACAATTTAGGTTCTAATTATGGCAGGCTCAACAGGACAACAAGCACAACGGCTTATAAACAACGCTCCTTCTGGACCAAATATGAACATAGCAAGAGAAGCGCCTGTTCAGCAACAAGGGTTAGCTTCGTCTGGTGGTAAAGGTGGTAGCACAACGCAACCAGTGCCGAATGCAAGCGCACCAATGCAACAAGCAACAACACAGCCTGCATTTAATATTCAACAAGCTGTACCACAGGCATTAGGTAGAGCTATGCAAACAACGGCAATGGGAACAGCATATCAGCCACAACAAGTGCAGGGCATTGGATATCAAGCACCAACCATAGGAGCGCCTACATCAATAACACCAACAGGATACCAAGCAGCACAAGCTGGTCAAATAGGACCTGTAACCGCACAGCAAATACAAGCAGGACAATTAGCATCAACTGCTTTAAGTCCTTATGTAAATCCTTACGAATCACAAGTTGTTGGTCAAACTCTATCTGATATAGAAAGAGCAAGGCAAATGCAACAAAACGTACTAGGCGCACAAGCGACACAAGCTAGGGCTTTTGGTGGTTCAAGAGCTGGAGTAGCACAAGCAGAAACCAATAGAGCTTTTGCAGAGCAAGCAGCCAGAACGGCTGGTCAATTAAGACAAGCAGGATTTACACAAGCACAACAAGCAGCGCAACAAGACATTGCATCTCGTATGCAAGCATCTTTAGCTAATCAACAAGCTGCATTGCAAGCAGGAACAACAACTTCTGGATTAAGACAAGCAATTAATTTAGCTAACCAACAGGCACAGCAACAAGCAAGGCAATTTGGAGCAGCTCAAGGTATGACTGCACAACAATTAAATCAATCCGCAGGAATGCAAAGAGCGTTAGCCAACCAAGCTGCATTACAGCAAGCTGGTCAATTTGGAGCTCAACAACAAATGGCAGCTCAACTAGCCAACCAGCAAGCAGGATTAACTGGTTTTGGCGCAAGAATGGGAGCCGCTCAACAACTAGGCAATCTTGCAAACTTAGGCTTTGGAATGGGTCAAACCATTAACCAACAACTAGCACAGCAAGGTATGATGCAACAAGCTCTACAACAAGCAATCATAGATGCAGGAAGACAGCAATACGCTGGATTTACAGGAGCACCAACAACATCATTGCAACAAATGTTAGGAGCGTTTGGCGGTTCACAAACAGGACAACAAACACAAACTGGAACGTTTGACCCTGGTTTATTTAATTACGCTCAATTAGCAGCAAGTATGTTTAAATTTAATAAATAAAAATGGCATTATCAAATCAACAATTACAAGAATTATCTGCTTTAAGATATAAAAGAGACCAACAAACTATTACTTCTGCGGAATCTAATAGATTAAATGAATTAACTAGAATGCAATCTCAAGGTCAGCCATCTGGTCAAGGTCCTTTAAGCAGAGACCAAGCAACTGTTACACAAGATGTTCAGAAATTATTACCAGAAATTGGTACGCAAGCTGAAAATTATTTAGAAGGATTTAGACGAGACCCAATAGCAGGCTTGTTGGGTATTTTATCAGCTCCTTTAAATCCTGCTTTCCCAATTAAAAGCATATCTGATGTTGGTTTGTCTATCTTTGGCAGAAAGCCATTTGAGCAAACAATGCAAGAAGTAGAGCAAGATAGGGCTAGAAGATTTACTGAACAATATCCTTTTCAACAAACTCCAACTGGGGTTACATTTGATGAATCTGGAAATGTAATTAGCTCTTTAAGACCTACTTACACAGGTCCTTCAATGGAGCAAATAGGTCCTCCTAAACCAGAGCCACAAGTTCCAGCAATGATAGAAATGGGTCCTCCTGTTCCAGAAGGAATGGGTCAAACAGCACCAACACAACAATCTTTGTTAGATGTAGGACCACCAGCTCCAACTCCAGAAGAACAAGGACCCCAAACTTTTAGGCAAAGAGCCAAAGGTTTATTATCTACAATAGGTGGCTTAATGGGAGTAGGAGAGCCAGATTTTAGAGATAGGCTTGTTGCTGGTTTAGGTTCATTAACTATTAATCCTAACAATCCATTAACACAACAAGCTATGGCTAATATGCAAGCTAGACGTGACCAACAATTACAACAACAACGTATAGAAGGCTTGATGATGATAGAAGCATTAAAAAATGCTCAAACACAACCTCCTCTAAGCGTTAGTCAGGAAGCATACGAGCAAGATATGGGACAAGCAATGGCTGAATGGGAAGGAGGTAGAGAAGGATTTTATAGCAATGTAGATACTTTAGAGTCAGCAATAGGACAAATGGAAACAAGAGGTGGAATTAGCGGTTTTGTAGAAGGAATAATGCCTGATTGGGCATTACCAGCTTCTGATTATTTGTCTAGTGGCAGAGCTATTCGTGATTCTATTGAAAGAGTTGCCCAAGAAAATCTAAGGTTAATTTTAGGCGCTCAATTTACAGAGAGAGAAGGCACTAGATTGCTTTCTAGGGTATTTAATCCATTTTCTAGAGAAGAAGATAATATTACGAGAGCAAGAGAATTATTAGTTTTATTAAGAAGACAGGCAGCAGAAAAAGATAGACAATTATCGCATTTTAAAGAAGTAAGAAGTTTTGATGGATTTGAAAGCGCTATGGATTTAGAAAATTCTTTTAAATCAGAAATCAATAATTTTGAATCTCAATTTATCGAAAGACCTAATGATATTAGTCAAGAAGATTGGAATGCTATGCCAATAGAAGATAAATTATTATTTGGAACATAAATGGCATTTACCGAAGAACAACAAGCTGCCATAGATAGGGCTAGACAAACACGAATACAAGGAGAAGTTGCTCCTCAAAAGTTGCGTTCATTTACACAAGGATTAACTTTTGGTTTTGGAGACGAAATAGAAGCATATTTAAGAAGTTTGGGTGGTCCACAAGAAGAATATGAATCTATTAGAGACAACATAAGGGGAAAACTTCAAGAATATAGAGAAGCAAATCCTACAGCTTCCATAGGATTAGAAACAATAGGTGCAGTTGCTCCAACAGCTCTTTCATTATTAACTGGTGTAGGAGCAGGAGCAGGAGCTGCAAACATTGGAAGAATGGCTACATTGGGTGGTAGAGTTCCAAGACTTGCTCAAGGAATAACTACAGGCGCAGCTTATGGTGGTTTGTATGGAGCAGGAACGGCAGAAGGTGGAATTTCTGAAAGATTGTCACAAGCTCAAGAATTTGCAGGAACTGGAGCATTATTTGGTGCTGGTGGTCAAGCAGCATTAGGTATAACAAGAGGATTGGCTGCTCCTATAAGAAATGTTTTTTCTAAATCAAAAAATGAAAATGATGTTCAAAAAATTTTAGAGCAAATAGAAAAAGTTAGTGATAATGCTTACGGGCAATTAAATAAATCTAATATAAGAATTAGCCAATCAAGTGCTAGGAATTTTTTAGATGAAGCTCTTGAAGATATGAAACAAAATTTTGGATTTGACCCGAATTTAAGCGGGGTTTCAGCTCAAGCTCAAAGATTAACTCAGCAGTCTATTGATGACTTTGAAAATATTATTGGAGCAAGAACTAAATCTCTTAAAAATTTTGTTGATGAAGAAGTAGAAATATTAAGAAATAATAGTGTTGCTGAATCATTTATTAAAAAAGAATTAGAAAATTTAAATTCTTCTATTTATATAAGCGCAAGAAATCGATTTAACCAATCTCAAAATGTAACACCAAAAGAATTTTCTTTAAGAGATTTAAATGAATTAAATAAAAGATTAGGACAAAGGCTAAGAACTGCAAACAGAGGAAATCTTGGCTTAGATGCTGTTAATATTGAAAGACTAAAAACTGCTATACAAAGAATTATAGACAGTAGCGATGAAGCATCTCCATTATGGTTAAATGCTAGAGGTTTTTGGAATACTAGAAAAAACTTTGAAATGATTTCTGAAGAATTAGATAAAGCTATAAGAAAAGTTCAAGGCTCTGGTTTGGGAACTGATAATGTTTCTATATATAAATCTATGGCTAATTCTATACTTAATAATAAATCAAAAAGAAATTTTTTGAGGGATTCTGATGTTGAGGCATTAGAAGCTATAGTTCGTGGTGGACCAGTAGATAATATATTACAAGCATTAGGAAGATATGCTCCAACAGCAAGTAATACAATGAGAGCCATGACATTAGTAGGAAGTGCTACAAGTAGTGGGGCTACGTTACCCTTTAGCATGTTAGCTTGGATGGCAAGAAACAGCGCAAATAAGAATATTGCTTCTAAAGCGCAAAATTTATTGCAACAGTTTATAGAAGGTGATGAAACTATGGTCCGTGAATTAGGCAATGCTTTTAGACAAGTATCTTCTGCAAGTTCTGTTGGATTATCACCTATAAGCGGTGCTGCTCAACTATCAGGCAGGGCTGCTGGACCATTAATGAGCATAAATCAAGATGAAACCTAAAAAACTACAAGAACAAGAAATAGAAAACATTATCTCTAATGCAGTTGATGATGCTGTAGACTTTCACGAATCTGAAATATCACCAGAGCGTGTTAAAGCACAAAGATACTTTGACGGTGAAGTAGATATTGGTTATGAGCAAGGTCGTTCTAAAGTAGTCTCTACTAAAGTAAGAGATATTATTCGCTCTATTAAGCCTAGTTTAATGCGTATCTTTTTATCAACAGAAAGACCTGTAGAGTATGTTCCTAGAGGTCCTGAAGATTTTGCCAATGCAGAACAAGCTAATAGTTATATGCACTGGAAGTTTCAAGAAATGGGTGGTTATAAAATCATCAATGATGCTTTCCATGATGCGTTAGTTAAAAAGACAGGCATTGTCAAAGTTTATTGGGAAAACTACCAAGAAGCTAAATCTTATACTTTTGAAAACCTTAATGACGATGAGTTTGCTCTTATTGTTAATGAAGACAACATTGAAGTCATTGAGCATAGCGAAACCGTTGAAATAGAAATAGATGAAACAGGCGTAGAAATAGAAAGAAAGAATCACGGTATTAAGATTCTTAAAACAGAAGACAAAGGCAAACTTTGCGTAGAATCTGTACCCCCTGAAGAATTTTTTGTAGACAGAAATGCTAGAAGCATAGATAACTCTTATGTAGTAGCACATAGAACAGAAATGCGTGTTGGTGACTTGGTAGAAATGGGATATGACTTTGAAGAAGTTTACGCTCTATCAGGAATCACAGAATCAGGCACAATGGTAGACGAAGAAGAATACGCAAGACGTGGTTACTTTAAAGACAGAACAGAAGAAAGCCATCAAGACCCATCAATGAAAATGGTTCTCGTAACTGAAGCCTACATGAAGATGGATATCGAAGGTGCTGGCGTACCTATGATGTATAAATTTATCTTGGGTGGCAGTGGTTACAAATTACTAGACTACGAAGTATGTGATGGTATTCCATTTGCTGTCTTTGAATGCGACCCAGAACCTCATGCTTTTTATGGAAGGTCTGTCGCTGATTTAATTATCAATGACCAAGATGCTACTACTTCTATGCTTAGAGGTATTCTTGATAACGTAGCTCTATCTAATAACCCACAACTAGGTGTCGTTGAAGATGTCGTAAACATGGATGACGTACTTAATAACGAAATAGGAGCTATTATCCGTATGCGTCAAGCAGGTGGTATAGAGCCTATTGGTGTACCGTTTATAGCAGGTGCAACACTTCCTGCATTACAGTACATGGATGACATTATTGAAACTAAAACAGGCGTTTCAAGAGCATCATTAGGGTTAGACCCAGATGCACTTAAAAACACCACTGCTACTGCTGTTGCTCAAACGGTATCAGCAGCTGCTGGTCAGGTTGAAGTCATAGCTAGAAACTTTGCAGAAGGTGGCATGAAGCAATTATTTAAACTTATGCTACATGAAATGATTAAAAACGCAGACGATTCAGTATTTATGCGTTTGAACGGTCAATTTGTTCCTATAGACCCTAGAGTATGGAATACCAATATGGATATCTCTGTCAACGTAGGGTTAGGCACAGGTAAAGAAGATATTAAGATGGCTGCTTTAAATCAAGCATTAGGTATGCAAATGCAAGTCTATCAAGGATACGGACCTAACAATGGTCTGGTTACCTTAACTCAAATCAGAAATACGTTAGCTGATATGTTAGCTCTTTCTGGTGTGAGAAATGCAGATAGATACTTTACGCCAATGACTCCTGAAGTAGAGCAATTATTATTACAACAGGCTCAGATGGCACAACAACAAGCTGCTCAAATGCAACAAGACCCAAATCAGGCTTACTTACAAGCTGAGCAGATGAAAGCTCAAGCAAAAGCACAAAGCGATATGATGAAGGCTCAATTAGATGCTCAGAAAGCTGTTGCAGCTGATGATTTAGCTAGAGATAAGATGGACCAAGACCTGATTATCAAAGGCGCAGAGCTACTTGGTAAATACCAGAAAGATGTAGACGTAGCTCGTATCAAAGAAATGCAAAGACAACAAAGAACATTTGGGCAATAAATGGATATTAAACAACGAGCAGCAAATGCACGGTCATTGCTTGCAAACGAAAGTTTTAAGCAAGTATTAGAAGAAATAAAGAATGACCAGATAAAAGTATTCTTAAATACTGGTAGTACAACTGCCGATATTGAAGAAGCGCACTCTGTCGTGAGTGCAATACAGAAAATCGAACATCATCTCCAATCATCTATAAATGACGAGAAGATATTTGATAAGAAAAACAACTAACAAAGGAGTCAGCACCGATGGATATATCGACTGAAAAACCAGAAGAAATAGTAATGGATGGGTCAATAGACTCAGTGGCTAATAGTTTATTAGCAAGTTCTAATTCTGCGCCTGAGGAAGCACAACTTGACGAAGATGCAACCGATGATAACGAAGTAGAGCAACCAGAGGAAGAAGAAGTAGAAGAAGTAGAATCTGATGAAGACGTAACTGACGATGATACGGATGATGCTGATGATGAATCTGGCGAGGATGAAGCGGATACTGAAGATGCCAATTATCAGGAGCTTTTTGCCGTTAAAGTAGACGGACAAGAACAGAAAGTAACCCTAGATGATTTAAAGCGGTCTTATAGTGGGCAGGCTTATATCCAAAAAGGAATGCAAGAAGCTGCGGAGCAAAAGAAAAATGCTGAAACAGTATTTCAGGCACTCCAAAACGAAAGACAACAACTTAACGCTCTTATACAGCAAGCTCAAACAGGTCAAATGTTGCAAGCTCCTGTACCGCCAACTAGGGAATTGTTTAAAAAAGACCCAGTGAAGTACATGGATGAAAAGTTAGCATACGATGAAGCTAAAGCAGAGTATGACAATCAGCAAATGCAGATTGGTCAATTACAGCAGCAGCAGCAATATCAAATGCAACAAGCGCAACATGCGTACTTGCAAGAGGAAATGAAAAAGCTGTCAGAGAAACTTCCTGTAATATCTGACCCTAAAAAAGCAGATACTTTTAAGAAGGAATTGATTGATTACGGGTTACTTGTTGGTTATTCCAATGAAGAACTTAATAACGTAATGGACCATAGAGCGATTTTGGTTTTAGACAAAGCTAGAAAGTATGACGCTTTGCAAGCAAGTAAGCCTAAAGCGCAAGCTAAGGCTAAAAGCGCAAAGCCGATGGTGAAAGCAGGTGCTAAGAAATCCAGAACCGCTGACTCTGTTAAGAAACGCCAAGCTGTTGCCAATCGTATGAGGAATACTGGCAGTATCGATGATGTTGCTAGTTTTTTAATAAGCTAAATATTAACTTTTATGAGGTGATAAAAAATGGGTGTTTCAACAAATACAAATGAAACCTATGACGTTACCACATTAAGGGAAGACCTACAGGATGCTTTGATTAGCATTTCCCCAACGGACACTCCTTTTATGACCGCTATTGGTCAGAAAAATGTGGGTAACACATACTTTGAGTGGGCTACAGTAGACCTCGCTTCAACCGATGGCTCTAACCGAGTAATCGAAGGCGAAGCTGCTCCAGCTAATGACGCTCCAACTAACGCAGTCAGACGTGGTAACTACACACAAATTTCTGACAAAGTAGTTGAAGTATCAGATACAGCAGAAGCAGTAAATGGTGCTGGTGACGCTCAATCGCTTGCTAAGCAAGTTGCTTACAAGCTAAAAGAACTAAAAAGAGATATGGAAACCATGTTGACTGCAAACGTTGCAGCTTCAGCAGGTGCTTCAGGCACAGCTCGTCAAACAGCTGGTCTTCCTGCTTTCTTAACTTCAAACACTGCTGGTGGTTCTGGCTTTGCTGTTGGTACTACTTCAGGCTCAGGTGCTTCTGGTTACCCAGATGCAGCTGCTACTGATGGTACTCAGAGAGACATCACTGAAGTTATCCTAAAAGGCGTTATCGCTGACTGTTGGGATGCTGGTGCTGAACCAACCATTGTGCTTTGTGGTTCTTTCAACAAGCAAGAAATCTCTACCTTTACAGGTAATGCTACTAAATACAAAGATATCAGTGATAAAACATTATCAGCTGCTATCGATGTATATGTGTCAGACTTTGGTGAACTCACCATTGTTCCTTCACGCTTTAGCAGAACAAGAGACGTATTCGTGCTAGACCCTAACTATGCACGAGTTTCTTACTTGAAGACTGCATCACAAAAACCATTAGCTAGAACTGGTCATGCTGAAAGACGCTTGATTTCAGTTGAGTATGGTTTGCAAGTTGATAACGAAGCTGCACACGGCTTTGTTGCAGACTGCACAACTTCTTAATTGAAGTAATGACGAGGGGAGCCTTCGGGTTCCCCTTTTCTAAATAGGAGAATTATGAGCGAAATCAAAGAAACAATGATTGAACAAGATAACAAACTTCATATTGTGAGAACACAAGAAGTGGGTGACATCTTAACAGCTAACAAAAGAGCGCAAGATGATGCGCCTAGTATGCACGGAGACGCTAAATTTAGATTTGTAGGTCGTATCCCTTTTGTGATTGCTGAGCAATGGCAAAAAGAGTGCGGTGCTGGCATTGGAACGCAAGAATTTACTCAGTACGTTAAAAAGAAACTAAAAGATTCTGATTACGCTTATCTTAGAGTTAAAAAGTGGTAAATGAAAGACGATAACACGATATTGAAGATTCAGGTTGGGTACGTATTAGTCATACTGGTACTGATGATGTTCTCATCGTTAGCCTTTGGTCAGGATGATAGCGGTAGCACTACAACTGTTAATACAAATAATTCTACAGATACAACATATACTGGAACATCGGATAACACGAACACAAACACTAATACCAACACGAATACTAATACTTCGACCAGTACATCTACTAATACCAATACTAATAACAATACGTCAACGGTAGACAGCACTTCAGAAAATACTAACTACAATGAGAACATTAACGTCTCAGAGTCAGACAGTACGATTAATCAATACAACGAATCGTCTAGTGAAAACTACAGCGAAAACTATAACGAGAACGTCAACACGAATAATAACAACAGTAACAGTACCAGTAATTCTACTAGCAAACAGTATGTTTATTCACCGCCTTCAAGTGCTATCGCACCGAGTATAGGTTCAAGTTACTCACAAGACCTATGCACAACAGGTGTCTCAGGTGCAGTACAAACACAGGTGATAGGTGTAGCCAGTGGTCGTTCAGTGACTGATGAAAATTGCGAAAGGATTAAATTGTCCAAGACTTTGTTTGATATGGGTATGCGTGTTGCAGCGGTAAGCCTTATGTGCCAAGACGAAAGAGTCTTTAGTGCAATGGAAATGGCTGGAACTCCTTGTCCCTATGAAGGCAGTATTGGTACAGAAGCACAAGCAGGTTGGGAATCAAACCCAGAACGCAGACCAGACTACGAAGATTACTTAGAACGACAACGCCAAGCATTTATGGATAACTGTTTGCTTGAGGAAACTGAGAGACAATGCAGAAGAAACTGGTCGGACTTGCAGGGTTAATACCCTTTTTATTATTAGCTCAAGAACCAGAGATTATTGAGCATAATCTGCCTGATGATGGCTTTGTTCAAATAGATTTACAATTCTCTTTTCCCTACAAAGGTAATCTCTATACCACAACCTTTATGGGTTCTAATGGTGTATTGATGCTTATGGACCCGACAGGTACAGCAGGTGAATGGTCTTACTGCTGTAATGGACAAGAGCTTAGTAGTAGTTATGCTCCTAGCTTTGTCATTATGCCTTTGTGGACTGACCTTATTAATTATAACAATGAAGGTAAGTTCTACACACAGGGTAATAAAGAATGGCAGAAATATATGTGGTACAATATTAGTGAGTACTACTACAATAACTGGCAGAATAAAAATACCTTCGGTACTCAATTAGACTATCTAGGTAATATTAGTTTCTTCTATGAGCAACTAGCTATTACAGGACACCAAGTAACCATTGGTTATACAGGTGACTTAACAGAAGATTCATCAGATTATACCCAGTACTATTACGACTTCGGAATCTCTATAGAAGATGTAGAAGTGGATGAAAACTACGAACTTAAAATCTATCAAGCCTCTGTAGTTAAAGAAGAACCAGAACCTACATTTGAAGAGACTTATGTTGATAACTTTGTGGATAATATGATTGCTGATTCTTATGCGTTTGAAGATTTAACGACATACGATGAAGAGGAAACTATGTTCTTTGAAGAGTCTCAAGAAACATTGATGTTTGATGACCCTATGGAAGATATCTTAATCATGGATGAGGAAATCTACGAGCCTATTGTAGAAGAGCCTATGTATGAAGAGGAAATGATTTATGATGAAATCTTTGAAGAAGAATTACTTGCAGAAGAAATTTATGAGGAAGAGATATTAGATGAGTATTACGAGGAAGCAATACTTGAAGAGGATTTAGTAGAGCAAGAAGTATCTGTACTAAGTTCTGATGTATTAAGTGCAGTTTTATCTGTCCTAAAAACAGATGAGGAGACACTACAGCAACAAGTTGAATCACAAGACATGACTATGAGTTTTGATACGATGATGAACGATGCGATAGCAGTAGGCAGTTTAAGTCAGTTCTTGTCTATGGAATTACCTAATTACAGTCGATTTGAAATCCAGTCTGTAGAAACGCCACAAATGGAAAGGGCTGAAAGTACAGTAGCAAGTATGCCAAGAGCTAATGTAGAGTCCATGTTACAGAACATGAATGAAACCATGCAGGAGTCTGGTGGTTTTGAAGACCAATCCAGCACCATGATATTAATGAATGGAATGTCTAACTTAGGTGATTATTACAACATAGCACTGACAGATAATCCAAACTTTTACAGAGAAAGGATTATTTATCGTATAAATTTGCCTGACGCACGCATGAGTGTGCTTAGAATGAATTATAATAGTAGTCAGATATATGACGAATTAGTAGGACAACAATATGGCAGAAATTGAATATGAAGGCATAAAGTTATCGGGTGGGAAACTACTGATGATTATTCCATTATTATCTGCATTGGGTGGAGCTTTATGGACAGGATTTGAGTTTTATAATCGGCTCATGGTCGCAGAGGAGACGCTCGCAAGCATAGATATTGCTGAAATACAATCTGAAGTAAACAGATTAGACTCAATCTATGAATTAGTACAGACAGACCTATCAAACCAGATAGATAACCTAGAATCCCGTTTAAACAGCGAAATAGACGAAATAAGCCGTCTAATGGCACAGAATAGTACCCTAGTAAGGTCAGTCGAAAATAGTGCCTCAGAGACGCAGAGAGACCTCAGAAACGATGTTTATGCACTAGAACGACAGTTGAATGAGACTGTCAGGGATATCGATGCAGAATTGATTGAGATGCGTGAGTATCTTGACCAAAGAATAGAAGAAATATTAACCAATCCATTAAACAACATTGAATAGAGACGTGAGCATATTTATTACATTGGTCATGCTAACAATCGGCATGGGCTTTATGTTCTCTATATGGTTAACGCTATGAAACGAAACACAGAACACGCACACGAAAGACTGGATAATATAGATAAACATTTATCCACGCATGAGGCAGTCTGTGCGGAAAGATGGAAGGAAACGATACTTAGAATTAAACGATTGGAACTAATATTAATCACTTGCAGTGGTGCAGTGATACTACTACTTGCAGAAATTGCTTTAAATAGTTGATTTTATGATATAATATAAACATATATGTTT